AGAAAAAGTAAAGTTAGTTAAACCAAGTTGGTTTGAAAATAAATGGTTATACTTTGGTTATGGTGCTACGCTCGGAGTTACAATAACTTTATTAGTTAATCAAGTGAGCGACGCTGTAAACATATTTGATTAGCAAAAAAAATGTATTTTGGGCTATTAGGCCATATTTATTTACGTAATCCTATGAGGGATTATAAATTTGAATATTATGTTGACAGATAAATTATCTAAACTAACATATTATTCTAACATAATTAAATAAAAAAATAGGAGAAACATTATGTTACAGAAATCAATCGCCGAATCAGGCACATCAATACCAATTTATGAATATTTTGAATTACTCGAAGATGAGAAATCTTTTTTCTTAGAGACTAAACTTCTTGACAAAAATCATGAACCTTATGAAAATATAATTGCCATAGATAGAAAATATCTACAAAGATTATTAAAAGCTTGGGGACTTGATAAGAGTCAAGAATTCTTAACAAGTTTTTACAGGGGGTTAGATAAAGCCGATTATTTCGTTGTGGTTAGTATTAAAGCAATAATAAAGGTTTTTACAGGAATTCAGAGTAGTGTAAATGACAAATCCACTATTGATGAATTTTTAAAAGAACTTGAACAACATAAATCAAATGGTGTTGAATATTTTTTAATAAATGGACAACATAGATTAGATATATTCAAAAGATTTTTTCGAGGTGAAATAAATTTGAATAGTGAATTTAACGGGGGAAAACCTTTTGAAAGTGAAAAATTAATCGGAAAAAAATATAATGAATTATCTTTGAGTGTAAGAATTGCATTATTGAATGCAGAACTTCCTATCGTATTTGTTACAGAGATAGGTAATTTAAGTGACTTGAAAGATATTGTAATAAAACACAATACTGGAAATTCATGGACACCTCATCAAGAAAGAATGAGAGAGACTTCATATATAGCTAGAAAATTTGCTGAACTCGACGAGGATTTAAGTCTTAAGAAAATGTTTGATAGTATTGGTACGGCAAGTAATTATTATGCACCATCGATGAATGGTATCTCACTTTTAGCTTTACAATTATATAATATTTATCTTAATGAAAATAAAAGACCAGAAATTCTAAGAAGAGACAATAAGGTTTTTGATGATTTAGTTAAAACCGAGTCAAGGCTTTGGTGTAGAGATACAGTAGATGATTTTTTAAAAATATTCAAAAAAACGATGGATGAAATAAATCAATCATATATTAAGTTGACAAACCTAGACAAAAAAGATAAAAGAAAAATAGATAAAGTTGTGACCACAAACGTGGGTCTATTAAAGATTTATTTCTTATATAGATTTATGTTAATGGGTAAGGTATCAACAGTTTACAATCTAGATAGGCCATTTAAAATAAATAACCACAGAGAGTTTGTAAATCAGTTTGTGATAAGTGAAGCCTTTAGACGTTCTGACAGAGAACAACTAACATCAGATGATAAACAATTATACGATAAATTACTTGAAAAGAGTAAAGACACAAATGACAAAACACTACAATCTAAAATAAACGAGGAGATAGAAAAATTGTTAGTCCGTTCCCCAAAGAATAGTTATAAGAATAGTTTAAGTTCTATGGGTAATTCGGATTCTTTAGTTCGTATTTTAGAAATTATAAAAGAGCAATTTGAGACGGAGATAGATGAAGTTCTAAAAGGTGTTGTAATTCATGATGGTGAAACTGTTTCCTATCGAACAAAGAAAACAATATTAGAAGATAACGCTAGAAAGAACAGACCAAAAACTCTTGCTGAATATTCTAAACAAAATCATGACTTTAGTCATTTATTAAAACCAAAGAATAAAGGTGGTTTATCTAAAATGTCTAATGTTGAAATTGAACCGTCTAGACCGAACAGAATGAGACGAGATAAGTATTAGAAAAAAAAAATTGTATTGCGAATTATTTCATAATACTTATTAATAGTTTTTTGACAATTTGGAAATCGGAAAGTACAGAGAGTAATTAACTCTGTATGGGATTGGCTGAACAATGGGTAAGCTTTAGAAGCCCATAAGGCAATCCGCTCCAAGACTTGTGGTGAGTTGGTATTCGGCTAAATGTTGACAATACCCTACGATAGTAGTTGGAGAAGGTACTTTCGGAAAAGATAAAGAAGAGATTCTTTAGACCTTGTTATGGGTAAGGGTAAAACTGAAATCCCATCTTAGTGGCTGAATCAATCTAAACTCAGAGAGATAAAGCAATACTACAGAGGTTATACTCACATTGACGTGAACTAACCATTCATGAGGTGAATCGACGTAACTGTCGGGTAGTAGGTTCAAGGTAGAATAAATCTGAGCGAGAAAGTTGTTGGTAATCTCTAATCCAACATCCCCTTAAATTTCCAAAACTTTAATATGGGGTGGAATAATTTTTAGTTTCCACTATATTACCAAACGTAAAAATAACCACCCCATATATTTATATTAAATAAGAATTCGACGCTCAAATGAGGTCGATAATGAAAAGAGATTAGATGTCGTAAGAATCAATCTCAGTTTGACTAAAAGTAAACAAGGAGAAATAAAATGACTAAAGTTGTTTTTAATCGCACACTCCCTATGATTGATAGGGATTCTTTCTTAACCCCGTTTGATAAAATGTTTGACCAATTAGTTTCAGCTCAATTCCCTGAGATGACTAAAACCGTAGGTGTCAATCCAATGTCTAATACAGCATATCCTAAAGTCAATGTATATGAATACGATGACAAGGTCGGTGTTGTTGCGGAAATTCCAGGTCTTGATAAAAAAGATTTATCGATTGACGTGGAAGATGGTATATTGACAATATCAGGCGACAAACATGGTCTATTTGATGATAAGGGTGCTAAAGTAATCAGAAGAGAGCTCAAACACTCGTCATTTAAAAGACAATTCGAACTTGGTGAACTCCTTGATGGTGAAGGCGTAAAAGCCTCTTTCAAGGATGGATTACTATCAATCGATATTCCTAAAATCGAGCCAGAAAAACCGAAGAAGCATACTGTTAAGATTGGGTAGTCTTGAAAATCATCAATGTCAATGATGATAGGTATGTTGTCTGTGGAACGGTGTCGGCTCAAAAGGTTACAAGTATCACTACTGACCAACTCAAAAATCAGTATACCCTAGCTGATACCGTTCTACGGAACGGTGACACGTATTACATTTGTATGAAAATAATAAATGGAGAGTTTCAAGATATTAAGTAATATATATAATATTTATTTTTATGGAACGAAGTAAAAATTTTACACGATACATTGGTTTATCAGCCTTATTCATAGCCGGTAGTGCCGCTTTTTTCTCGGTGTTTGGATTATCAAAATTATTCGCTGGAGCTTCATTATCAGTAATAATAATGGCTAGCTCTTTAGAGTTTGGCAAAATAGTTGGAGCTTCTTTTCTTTATAGGTATTGGAATAAAATAAATAATCTTTTAAAAATCTATCTAACCACAGGCGTAATCACTTTAGTGTTGATTACATCAGCTGGTATCTTTGGTTATCTATCAAATGCTTATCAAGGAGCTACAATTAATTTTGAAAAACAAACTACGGAACTTTTAGCATTAGAAGACAGACTAGAACAATTGAATGAAGATAAAGAATTTTTAAAACAAGAACTAGAGATACAGGTCAATTCCCTACCTGAAAATTACATAACAGCAAAAAGAAATTTACGAGAGGATTTTAATCCTCGTATCAATAATATCAATGATGATATTCTACAAATCAAATCAAAAATTAGTGACCTAGAAATCAATCTCATTGAAACTGGTGTTGATGTAGGCCCAGCAATCTATCTATCTAGAGCTTTCAACACCGACATAGATACGGTAGTTAAGTTTTTTATATTTATACTTATCTTTGTTTTTGACCCGATGGCAGTATCTTTAATTATAGCGTACAATAGAGCACTAGAGGATGATGAAAGTAAAGTTGAAAATGTCGAGAAGATATTTAAACGTTATAAAGATAAACCAAAGGTTGATAAAATAAAAGAAGAACCCCAAGAAGAGGAAAAACAAGTTACAAAAGCAATACCAGACCCTGGTGTTATTGGTGAAATAAATACATCACCGATTCGAACCCTACCAAAACTTGGAGGTGGAAGAGGAGCTAAAAGCGGAAGATAAATTCAAATGAAAAAAAAAGAAGTTATAAAAATGTCAAGGGACGAACTCTTGGATAGAGGTGTCTGTTGCGGTATAGGTTGTTACAATTGTCCTTATGACCCCCCACATAAAAAAGGTAATACATTGATAAGACCAATGGAAAAAAGAGTAAGATTAGGGCCACATTCAAAAGGTGCTAAGTCCTCACATTGGGATATGGATTATATGACCACGGAAGAATTAGAAAAATTATTTGAAAAAAGCTCTTGACAAGTATAGGTTTTATTTCTTATATTACACGTATGAAAAACACAATAATATTTGACCTTGACGGAACTCTCGCTCTTATTGATAAAAGACGTGAAGTTTCAACTAATCCTAACGGTAGATTGGATTGGGGTAAATTCTTTGACCCATCCAATATTAAGTTAGACGAACCTAACCCACCTGTAATTAAAACAGCTCAGTTGTTTGCTGAACAAGGATTCAACATCGTTATCTTATCAGGTAGGTCTAATAAAACTGAAGTTGCTACTAGGTCTTGGTTGTCAAAAAACAAAGTACCATTCAATAAATTAATTATGAGGGACTCCGAAACTAACCATTTTACACCAGACTGGGTATTGAAAAAAAATATGCTGGATGAACAACTAGATATCAATGACGTGTTTCTTGTGGTTGACGATAGAGACAGGGTTGTTAAGCTTTGGAGGTCTTTAGGACTTACTACTTTCCAAGTAGCCGACGGTAATTTCTAGATGACACTTAGTAAATTCGGTAAACGCCACGAGAGGACATTTGGTAAAGAAAAAGAAGAGTGGGACGGTGACTTTCGTAAACCACCAAAACCCGACTCATATTGGACGAAGACAAAGGGAAAATGTAGATGGTGTGGTGAGATGATACTTAACAAAGATAACACCGTAAATGAACGAAGAAGTTGGCATCCAGATTGTGCCACAGAATACATGATTATTTATCATTCAGGTGAGCAAAGAGCTTGGTTACGAAGACGAGATGGTGGAATGTGTAACCACTGCGGAGAAATCGTACGTAGGTGGGATGTCGACCATATAAGACCATTGGTAGAGCAAAAAGGTGTCAAAGCAGAAGACTTAGATTGGAGTTATTATAGTCTTGATAATTTACAGACCTTATGTAAACCATGTCATCGAGTAAAAACTAACTCTGAGGTACATTTAAAATCAAAAAAAAATAAAAAAAGCTCTTGACACGTATACTATTTCTTTCTTATATTAAGGTATGAAAAATAAAGGAATAATAATATGAATCCAAACGTAGGTAAATACACTTATAGTGAAGTTAAAGAAATGACCATATTCAGGAGATATGAACTTTTTGGTTGTCTTGAAGCTGAGGATGTAATGAAGTCAATGTTAAAAGAATCTAAAGAAGAAGCTTTCACAGGTCCTGAAGAAGAAATAGCTCAGTTGGAGCAAATGGTCGATATACACTACATTGAAAATAATTAAAAAAGCTCTTGACACGTATTATATTTTATTTGTATATTTGGGTATAAATAATAAAGGAAAAATATGACTTTCATTTACACAAAGAAAAATAATGGTAACGAACTAAAAGTTGAATACGTTCTTAGTTCTGAGTCTAATGAAATTAAGGTTGTTCAGAGTTCATTTAATGGTGAGTATCACAACGTTAGTTGGATGGCTAAAGAACATCGATTAAATCTTATGGATGAATTGGAACGTGATTATTTAAATAGGAGTGGTAATTAATATGTACCAAAAAATGTATATGTCAAATGATTATTTGTATAATACGACCTTTGGTGAAGCACTAAATGAGTGGTTGATTACTGAAGAGCCAGTTGTTTCAGTATCAAAATATTATACTGTTTCGTATGACCTAGATTATTCTGGTGATGTTAGGGTTCATAGAATACAAGATGAGTCTGGTACTACATTGTGGGAAAATTGGAACTCTACTTGTTGGACAGAAGCGGAAGATAAACTAATTTCAGAAATATTAATATTTGGAGGCTTATAATGAGTTGGAGACTATTTTGGTATCGTGTGGGTGAATTTTTAACTTTACTTTGGATATTTTTTGTATTCGGACTACTTATGGTATTAGGTAATGTCTAATAAACATCCACTAATAGATGTTGTAATGGATTTATTTGATGGTGTCTTACTTGATGATTATGGTTGGGAACACTACAAAGTAAAGGGTAAAGATTATGATATTAGATTTGACAGGAGTAGGTTAGAGTGGGCATGTGATTGTCCAGCTTTCAAATTCCGTAGGAGACACAAAATTAAATATTGTAAACATATCTTAGAAATACAAGAAAGAAATCTGGCACGACGCAGTGGCCGTGCAGGTGCCAGAGTGGTCTAATGGGGTGGATTGCAAATCCATTGTTCGCAGGTTCGAATCCTGTCCTGCACTCAAACAATAAAGGAATTACAAATGGAAAATACTAATTTAAATTCTTATCAATCAATACCATGTCAAAAATGTGGTAGGTTGGTAAATAACGTGGGAGAGAAAGCAATAAAGGTTACATGCTCTTATTGTGTTTTATCGTTAGTCGGTCTTCCAAAAGACTCACCAAATAAAACCTATAAACCCACTGGTCGTCCAGCTGGTTGGCATTTCATGTCGGAGTTTGTTGATAAAGACGGTAATGTTTTTCATAAAGGTAAGGAACAACCAAAATTAAAAGGAACGTTACCACCAACTAAAATAAAACCTGTTAAGAAAAAAACTAAACGTAGGACTCAACAACAAATTTTGTTAGATAGAGATAAAGAAAAGAAAGCCGCTCTTAAAAAAGCCGCTAAAAAACAACAAAACTTTTTAAATCACAAATTTGGAGACTAGATGTGGGAGCGAGAGCAAGTAAGTTTGAAAAAATACTTATCTGATATAAGTTATAACATACAAGAATTAAGAGTTGTATTAGATGAGTTATATATGAATGAAGAATTTGAGGATGACAACAAATGGGCGTATCAGAGGGTTGTTCATTCATGTGATAAACTTAATGTGATAAGAAAAGATTTAGAGAGATTAACAGAAAGGGTGACGGAAAACAATGTTTGAGATTATAGTAATACTTTTGTTGTTTTATATTGCCAGTAACATGAACGATAATAATAGACCGAGATTTTAATGAGTGAATTAATTCATTTAATAAAACACGTCATTGGTTTTTGCGGTGAGCACTCACATCCAAGTTTATTGTTAACTAGTGGTGTATTACTGACATCAATGGGTTTGTACTGGACAAGAGTTATTAATTATTTAAAGGATTTATTTTAATGGGGTTTAAAGATAATTTAGTAAAACAAAAAGATGGTTCTTACATTCTTAAATCTAAAACTAAAAAAGCTAAAAAGAAGGGTGTTTGTGCTGAATGTGGTGAAAATTCACAAACAAGAGATTTACTTTATGAGTATAATGCTCAAGATGTGGTATCAGTTAGGGAATATATGGAAGACCATTTAATCAGCTATCCAAAACATAAAAAAATAACGCCAGAGTGGTGTGTCACTTGTAACGCATTAAAATCATATAAAGTTTCATTACATGAAAAAAGTAATTAATTGTTTACACGAAAATAATCCACTTATAAAAAGTCAACTAAAAGAAGTTTCTGTTGAAGAGGGTATGAAAATAGCAACAGAGTTATTTGAAATACTAGCTCAACGTAAAGATGGTATTGGTTTAGCGGCCAATCAAGTTGGTATTGACGCTCAAGTCGCTGTTGTAAATGTTATAGAACCACGTATATTAATAAATCCACAATATGTTGATAAAGGTAATGAGATACCTTACTATGAGGGTTGTTTATCTTTCAAGGGTAAAGGGGTAAATACGAGACGATATGATAGTGTTATAATTAAAACTGAACAAGATGAAAGTAATTGGTATTTTAGTGGAGCTCCTAATCCTAGTGATGGTAAAGGTAGTTGGGAAAAACAACAACAAATTAAAAATGATGCTGAAATGAGATTACTTGAGACAATATGTATTCAGCATGAGATAGACCATTTAAATGGCATAACCATCATGGATAGACAAATGATAACCACTATAACTAATGAATCTAAAGTCGGTCGAAATGACCCATGTCATTGCGGTAGTGGAAAAAAATATAAAAAATGTTGTATGTGATACTTAAAATAAAAGAAGGGCAATAATGGACTTAGAAGAAATATTACATAATTTAGAAGAAGCTCGAGAATTAGAAGATTGGGATATGATTGATTCTTCAATCGAGGCAATAAGAAAATTAATCGATAACTTTGACGAATATCAAAGCGACGAGGATTGGGGCTGACAAGGTTTCGACAGGTGTTATTTGACAATAAAGTGCAACAGAGATTGAGTAGGTCTCACGACAAAAGACTCGTAATTCAAATGGCGATAAATCGCTACAAGGGTTGGAAATAGATTGGCATTTAGCCAATGCAGAAATGGGTTTTGATAAATACGTTTCTGATTCCCAACCAACTCACGTTTACGCGTAAGTTACTGAGTTAGTCCACACTCGGTCATAAAATAAGATGGACGCGATCGCCAACACAAGGAGGCATTAAACCTTGTTAGTTAAACCATTCTGAGTAAAATGGGATATGGTGGGTTGTTAGATGACTACCGATTTGGAATCTAACTAAGTTGTGAATGACTTTATCGATAAAACATTTGGACGTGGGTTCGATTCCCACCAGCTCCACAAAAAATAAAATAGGATTTTAATAACTAAATTAATATTTATACAAAAGGATATTGAATTATGAAAAAGACAACTTTCTTATTTATGGCTTTAGCGTTAACATACGCTAATGCAATAGTATCAACGAAATTCTTAAATGATAAGAATATTCAGCTACAATCTCTAGTAGATGAAAATAAAAGACTATCAGAGAAGCTGGATGAATATGAAACAGAGGGTATGCACGTGACCGTAACTATGTATCAACCTGTGCGTTATCAAACTGATTCTACACCGAACATTCTCGCAGATGGAACGCGTATTAAGACGCAAGAAGCGTCAAATTATAAATTCATAGCGGTAAGTAGAAATCTTTTGAAACGTTGGGGTGGATGGTTAGATTATGGTGATTTCATACTTTTAAAAGGAACGGATGGTAAAGATGGTGTCTATCAGGTAAGGGATACAATGCATCCACGATGGGTAAATCGTATAGATATACTTGAGTCGATTGATGTAAAACCCTATAAATTCGAAAAAGCTAAAATAGTGAAAACAGATTTAACATATAGTAGTGCACAGTAGAAAAAAAGCACTTGACATTAGTCAAAAATTTTTGTAAATTAAGGTTATGAATATGAATATAAAACATCCACTTTATGGCAGAAGAATATTGCATGTAATGTCTCCAGTTCGTTGGAGGTCAACAAAATTTATGCATCAAGCAGACTCCAATTATAAAGTAATGGTCAAAACAATTAAGTGGTTACCAATGTGTCACCACTTCGTGTTGGTTCCAAAAAATAATACCATACCCGCAATGGGTGATAATGTGACGTTGATTCCGTTTCCTTATGCTGGGAGCGTTTTATTCAACAGAGGTTTTTTCGATAGTAAAGCACTTCTTAAGTATTTTGATTTTCAAAAACACGATATAGATTTTATTTTTAATCATCAACCTGAGTTAACTTACAATGTATTTAACGCTTTGTTAACAGATAGAATTGGTATGACGGTTGACGCGTTCAACTTTTTCCACTGGGTGGATTGTGATAAAAGTAAACCAGTTAGTGGATATCCTGTTGGTTTTTTTAGACAATTAGAAGCTATAGATTTATCATTTAAGTCTTACTTTCATAGTCCAGCTAGCATGGAATATCTTAAATCAAATTGGAGTAAGGTTCAACATACATCATTAGGTGTGGATGATTCTGTCATGAAAGAAAAGATAAACTTCTTTCCATTAGGTGTGGGTAATCCAACAGAACCAGAACCATTCCCATTACCTGATAAAAAGATTCTCGTATTTAATCATAGATGGAATGCTACAACTGGTATCAAAAAACTAATTAAATATACCGAGGACTTAGATAGAGACGAATGGTTAGTATGGATTACGGATAGTGATGCAAAAAAACCTAAAGCTGGTAAACCTGCACCGAGTTGGATGAAAGTTCAAAATTTACCAAGTGGTGGACAATATAGATACCTACTTGATAATTGTCACGCTACAATCTGTTTCGTTGATGATTACATGACATGGAATTTATCCGCACAAGACGCTATCAAGATTAATAAACCTAGTTTAATTTATAAACATCCAACCATGAAATATGTCGTGGGTGATGATTATCCACTTTATTTTGATGACAAACAATCTTTCGTAGATTCTTTAAAAAATGTGCCTAAAACCATGGATTGGGAATTACCAAATCACGATTTACAATTTAAGAACAATTTACTCACCGATTTAGAAAACGCTTGTAAAGGTAAGAAAAAAAGAATTATGAGAGAACCGACTAATGGGGTTGAGTGGTTGTATCATATTTTACAAGATAATGGTTATAAGAAAAATTTATTGTATAATAGTCATCCAAATTTATATCTTAGTAACACTTGGGAAAAGATAAGATTATGGTGTTTAGAAAAAGGTGCTCTTGATGACCCAACAAGTGAATATACAAAGTTATTTATACCAGATGAAAACAAAGAGGCCGTAGAAAAAATAATCAAGGATTCAGGTCAAACATTTGGTGAATCAAAAAAGAATCCGAACTTTACACAAATAAAAAATAAATGGTGGTAATATGAAAGAATTAACCTCAGAACAAATTCAAGAAAATTGGCAAAAACTACGAGGTATCATTGACGATACATTCGAAGATGAACGACTAGAAAAACTAAATGTGATGTATGATTACTTTGAAGATAGAATGGTCATTGCTCCCGCAAGTGGTAAGGAACATTACCATAATGCAATGGTCGGTGGATATGTCGAACATATTTTACATATCGTCGATTTTTCCTTACAGATAAAAAAGATGTGGGAAGACAACGGAGCCATTATTGACTTTACAGATGAGGAGTTAGTATTTGCAGCTCTACATCATGACTTGGGTAAGGTCGGTGATTTGAATCATGATTATTATATACCTGAAGATAGTGACTGGCATAGAAAGAACACAGGTTCTATTTTTAAACACAATCCTAAATTAGAATTTATGACGGTGACGGATAGAGCTTTATTTTTGTTACAACACTTCGGTATCTCAATGTCGGTTAACGAGTACATTGGATTAAGACTTACTGATGGAATGTATGAAGAAGCTAATAAAAAATATCTAGTCACATTTAGACCAGAGTTTTCACTTCGTTCGAACATAGCTAGGATATTACATCAAGCAGATTGTATGTCCACATTTATCGAATCCGACGAATGGAAAAAAACTGAAATGGTTGAAGAACAAAAAGTCGAGAAGAGTGTTGAAAAAATAAAAAAGGCAGTAACCATGAAGGAAACCTCAGATGAACTATCACAAAAATCTAAAGATTTATTTGATGAACTATTTGGAGATAAATAATGATAGTTGAAATTATATTAGGTGTTTTTTTATTAATCGAAACTTATGTCGTGTGGAATTTATTTAGAAAAACAGAATTATTAGAAACATGGGTAGAGGACTTCACACAAACAATACAAAACGTTCAATCAGAATTAGAACAAATAGACTCATCAGGTGCGTTTGAAAGTGATGATGAGGTCGGTAGTATTTTTAACCAAATTAAAATAACGGTTGATAAACTTAATCAATTCAAAGGAGAAGAAATAAATGCCAGCTAAAGTGGTCAAGAAAAAAAGACGTAAAAAAAGTAAAATGTATTTTGGAATGCCAGTTCAAAATGCAATAATAAGATACAATGAGTCGTCTAACCCAGTTATAAAAAATAGAATATATGAAGAACATATACACGCTGCTTTTTGTAAGATGGCAGAAAATTTAATTCATACTTTTAAATTTTATTATTTTGATTATCCTTTTGAAGAGGTGAAGAATGAGGTGGTTTCTTTCATGGTAATGCAGATACCAAAATATCAACCAGATAAAGGTAGAGCCTTCTCATACTTTTCCATCGTTGGTAAAAATTATTTGATTCTAAATAATAATAACAACTATAAAAAAATGAAAATACATGATGATGTTAGTAGATTAGATTATAAGAGAAATATATTCTCGGAGTCCGTAACGGAAGCTGTAGATGAATTTAACTCAGAGTTTGTGAATCAAATGTTAGATTACTGGGATAATAATTTAACAAATATATTTCGTCGACAAAAAGATATCTTAGTTGCCGATGCCGTGTTAGAATTATTTAGACGTAGAGTAAACATAGAAAACTTCAATAAGAAGGCACTATACATAATGATTCGTGAAATGACCGGTAGTAATACGCAACATATCACAAGAGTCGTGAATCAAATGAAAAGATATTATTTTAGTATGTTGGAAGAATACAACAAATTAGGTTCAATAGATACATCTAACACTGGTAGTATATTTTGATGGATTGGTTTTATTTTCATTGTGTTTTAGCTTTGGTTATACTTATATCAGATTATAATGGTACTCTTGAGCCAACAATTAATAAATTTGAAGAACGTATCGGTGTTAGAACTGAGGTGGAGCCTGATACGGTCAATCTTGAACCACCATATTATATACCACCGATAGAGGATAAGAAAGATGCCAAGAAAAACAATAAAAAAGAAAACAACTAGACGACGCACTAAAAAAGAAACTAATAAGTTTTTAATCAATGTTATGAATGGTGCTGATAAAATATTTAGTAATAAATAACTTGTGTCGTTACTGACACAAAGTATGGGGCTGTAGTTCAGTTGGGAGAACGCTTCCCTTGCACGGAAGAGGTCGCAGGTTCGACTCCTGTCAGCTCCACGTATCGTATATAACAAAAAAGGGGAACAAAGTTCCCCTTTTAAGCATCCTATATCGTAGGAAATATAAGACTATTTCGTGTCCTACTTACGAAATAAACCCACCAACACCAACAAGGCGACAAGCCCAGCGAAACCCGACTCGCCGAACTTATTAATGATGGATGTCAGGTTACCTATAACATTCACGCCAAAGATACCAGTTCCGAATAATACTTCGGATACGGCACCGATAGCTACAAAGGACAACAGTAAGTGACCTAAGTCATCAATCCATCCTTTGATTTGTGTTACGATTTCCTTCATTTGGTTTTCTCCCGTTAGTTAAGAAAAAAAGGGTTCTCGATTTTTGAAGAACCGAGTAACCCTCAAATATAATTATCGATAAAATTAATAAAAGATTTCAATATATATTTATATATTAAAGTTTTTTAGTTAGGGTATATTTATAATTACATAAAAACATTTAGGTGAGATATGGCTATCGACTATGAAATCTTTGATGGAAAATCACTATCATCGTTATTCAAAGATATTTACGAAAACACAGAATATAACAGAAAACAACTTGATGTATTGACAAAAGAGTTGGTGACGTTTATTAAGGATGGGGACACGGCAGTACAACTAGTCCCAATGATAAAAGAATATTTAGAAATAAATGTCAAGAATGATGACCAACTTGTTAAGATGGCGGCTATAGTGCAACGATTGATATCAGCTGAAGGTAAGGCAGGAGCTGAGGACGAATACGGATTGACTGAAGCTGAGAAAGAACAATTATTATCAGGTATGGAAGATACAATAAAAGATATACAGGCTGAATCAGATAAAATTCATAACAAAATACAATCCAAAAATAATTAATGGCTTATAAAAAGAAAACAGATTTCGTAAACCCAAATTCATCAATACCGATTGGTAAATTATCGGATGGTGCGGCGGTAAGTGCTTTTGTAAAAAATGAAATTAAAGCATCACAGTTTGAGTTTTATCAAATGGAACCTTTTGAAGTTACAGAAGTGATTACTAATGAACCTGGTCAACGTGCATCTGTGAGGGGTGCTTTTATAAATAATCCTGACCAACCAATCAAGGGTAAGAGAAATACTGTTAGAGCCGAGAATCCATATACAACCACCGTGCCCTTAGTCGGAGAGCATGTAAATGTAATTGAGCACAACGGTCAACATTTTTATACCGGTATTATTAATAGAAAAGGTGATATAAATGAAAATTCAATACCTGGAACGGCTGGAGGCTATGAACCAAACACTAAATACGGTGGTGATTTTGCAAGACGTAAAGTAAAACCATTAGAAATAAAAGAGGGTTGTGTGCTTTTTGAGGGTAGATTTGGTCAATCCATGCACTTTGATGGACATAATAACATACCGACTATTAAAATAAGAACCAACATTGATGAAACAGAAGGGGAATTTACTACTGAAAATATTGATACCGATGATGCATCAATCACGATGACATCCGATGGTAGTGATTTAACTTTTGACGGTAGAAATTACCCAGGAAAAAATATCATAATAAAATCTGACAATATATTTATTAGTGGAGATAGTGTGAATATAAATTCTAAATCAGGACAAACGATAAAAATGGGTAATCCAAGTTTACCAATGAAACCAACAGTAAGGGGTGATGTTTTATTACAATTTCAATCTGACATCATAACTATCTTGAATGATATACAGCAAATACTGGCTATTCCAAATACTGCTGCAATAGCAGGTAAAGCTGTAACTTTGATACCAAAAATAAAAAGAGTGGTAGAAACAGTAACAAAACAAAAATTCTTAAACAAAGATATTTTAGCATCATAAAAAATAGGAGTTATTATGACTAAAAAAGACCTCGTAAAAATAATTCGAGAAGTGGTTAAACGAGAGGTACAAAAAGAAGTAAAAAAGATATTTATAAAAGAGAGTACCTCACCTAAGTTAGAAAATATTTTAACTGAGGTTGAAACCTCTAAACAATCCACACCAACTAAAAAATACACCGATAATGAGGCTTTAAATAAAGTTTTAAATGAAACAGTTGCACTTTCAAATAAATCGACTGATGAGTATCCAACATTAGGTGGTGGAGCGTTTGATACTAAACGTATGACCGAACTTTTAGGTTACGGTAAAACTGATGATGTAAAACGTGATATGGTAGCCGTGGACACATTCAAAAAGGCAGGTGTATCATCGGAGCAAGTTCCAGAATCTGTCACTAACGCTTTAACAAGAGATTATAGTGACTTGATGAAAGCCATGAATAAGAAAGGTAAGTGATGCCAGGTGCACAAGAAAAAGATTTAAATCCAGATACCTTTATAGGTTTATCTTTTCCGCTACGTAGAGACAACACTAGTGATTTTAAATTAACCCAAACATCTCTAGAGCAAGCTGCACATAATTTACGTAATCTTTTTTTAACTTATCCTGGTGAAAGGGTTGGTCAACCCGAATTTGGAAGTAGATTAAGAGACTTGTGTTTCGAACAAATAGATGATGATTTACCAGGCAAGGTAGAGGAAGAGGTGAGACGGGCAGTCACGAACTGGTTACCGTATATAGTCATACAAGAGGTCAACACATTGACTGAGGATGGTGATGAAAATAAAATTTTAGTACAAGTAAAATATTCAACAACGCTGAACCCTAATACTTTAGAATCGATTACGGTTGACGCAACTTACACCGCAACAGCATATTAGGAGTGATAAATGCCACGCACAAGTGTTAAAAAAAATAAGGTAAAATCAGTCAATTATCTCAATAAAGACTTTAGTGACTTTAGAGATAATTTAATTGAGTTTGCGAGAATATATTTTCCCAACACCTATAATGACTTTAATGAAGCTTCACCAGGTATGATGTTTATAGAAATGACGGCTTATGTTGGAGATGTCTTATCATATTATATAGATGCACAATTTAGGGAGTCTTTATTGGCTTACGCTGAGGAAAAAAGAAATGTGTATACGATAGCTCAATCATTTGGTTATAAACCTAAAACGACTTCACCAGCGTCAGTTGTTTTAGATGTATTTCAGTCAGTTCCAGCACTAAATGGAAAACCAGATTTTCGTTACGCTTTGAATATTGAAGCTGGTTCAGAAATAGTTGCTGGTTCAACCGGCACTAACTTTAGAACTTTAGAAGACGTTAATTTCAAATTTTCTAGTTCGTTCGACCCAAGACAAACAGAGATTTTAGAAAGTGACGGTGGTGTGACCACTAAATTTTTGCTTAAGAAAAAAGTTAAAGCTGAGAGTGGTACAATAAGCACTGATACATTTACTTTTGGAGCTTCTGAAAAATACAAACAAATTAAATTATCAAATCCTGATGTTATTGAAATTATATCATGTACCGATAGTGATGGTAATACATGGTCTGAGGTTGATTCTTTAGCCAGAGATACGGTTTTTGAAGACATGGAATCCAACACATTGAATTCACCTGACCTAGTCGAGGATAGGGAAACTGTACCATACATTTTAAAATTAAAAAAGACATCAAGAAGATTTACAACTTTTATAAATGAGAACGACCAAACCTTGATTAGATTTGGTGCCGGAATATCAGATAATCCCGATGAAGAAATACTACCCAATCCTGATTCGGTTGGTTCGAATTTACCAGGTAGTCCATCAAAGTTAACATCTGCATTTGACCCAAGTAATTTTTTGAAGACTCAAGCTTTTGGTCTTGCACCATCAAACACAACCTTGACTATAAAATATTCTCACGGTGGTGGTATCAATGATAATGTAAACTCTGGTGAAATTACTAATGTATCAAGTATAAATTTTGCGATTCAAGACACTTTATTAGAATCTTCAATTGTACAAGAATCAAAAGACTCTGTAGTATTTACAAATGAAAGACCGGCTACGGGTGGTTCTTCAGGTCAAACAGTACGAGAGGTAAGAGAGAGTGCGTTAGCATATTATCAATCCCAACAACGAGCCGTGACAAAGGACGATTACGTGGTTAGAGCTTATTCATTACCTGCAAAATATGGTAATATTGCTAAAGTACATTTATCTCAAGATGACCAACTAAATAGAGATGCTGATTCGGTTGACTTAGATAGACAAGTGACGGCCGCTGATGTCGAAGCTGGTCGCACCCTACGTTCATTTCAAGCTGGTAGATTCTTAAATCCCTTAGCTATGAATATGTACACACTTGGTTTTGATTCCGATAAAAAATTGACTAAATTAAATCAGACGAGTAAAGAAAATTTAAAAACATATCTATCCCAATACAGACTCGTGACGGATGCTGTCAATATCAAAGACGCTTATATTATAAATATAGCAGTGGATTTTTCAATATTAACAAAGACTGGATTTAACAAAAATGATGTGTTGTTAAGATGTGTTTCAGCTGTTCAAGATTTCTTTGATGTTGACAGATTACAAATAGGACAACCAATAATATTATCCGACATAGCATATGAACTATCTTTAGTGGATGGTGTAGCAAGTGTAGTACCACCAAAAACCCAAACCACGGATGTAAAATTACCAGTGGTTGTAACAAATAAACATAAAGTTGAGGAGGGTTACTCAGGAAATTTTTACGATATAAATAGTGCCATAGTCGATGGTATTTTATATCCTGCACTAGACCCAAGTATTTTTGAGATTAAATTTCCAAATACAGACATAAGAGGAAAAGTGGTGGGTGATAACTTAGGAGTAACAGAATAATGCATTACTTTGAATTTGCAGAAAAAGACGCAACTTTATACGAAGCTAGTCAAAGTCTGAACTCGGGTCTAGATGAAATACTTGAGGTTAGAAAAGATATTAGTGATACGGCTACAACTATTGACGTTTCACGAGCTTTAATAAAATTTGACCTTACTGAAATATCCGAGTCAATCAACGCTGGTATCATACCAGACTCTGGTAGCAAAGCGGCTAGATACTTTTTAAATTTATTTGATGCAAAACCCACTAATTTAGCTTCATCTCAGAGTTTATTTGCATATCCAGTCAGTCAATCTTGGGTGATGGGAGATGGTCGTAGTTATGATAATCCTATTACAACTGATGGTTGTAGTTGGACATTTAGTAAAGGTCAAGACGACGGAACCCTATGGACACCAGAATTAAGTGCATCAGGTGCTACTTGGTATCAAAATACACCTAGTGGTTCATTAAAATTTACATCAGGTTCGGCTGGTAATTCGTTTGGTACAGGTTCCAATGATGAATTTAGATTGACGGTATTAGGAACCGAGTTTAATTTTAAAGCAACGTCATCAATATCTAACGGTACTGGTTCCATACCAGATGACTCCTCACCGAATTTCTTTTTCTCAACCGGCTCAACCACGGCTGAGTTTGGTAGTAATTTAGCTGATGAAATAAATACAGCTGACATAGGTATTACAGCTTCAATGAGTAGTGTTAGTTCTTCTTTAGGTGGTGTCGGTACAGTAAGACTTCACTTAACAGCTTCATCTATAACCACTTTAGGATTAACCGATATTACAGCTGTCACTGGTTCTACTATTGGTTTTACTACAGAGATTACAGGCACAGGCACTTTCGCTAGTGGTACTTTTAGTATAACACCTGGTCATTATGAAAATCAAGAGTTAACAATCGGGGGTGTTGATTTTGTTTTTGTAAGTGGTAGCTCAACTTCCGTGTTTGATAATAGTGCAACAGAAATATTCATATTATCCGGCTCGACCACTGGTAGTTCTTTACAAAATCTAAGAGACGCTATTAACAATAGTGGTTCATTACACGGACTACCAATTTCAGCAAGTGTATCTCAAAGTGTTTCATCAAGTGTGTCTGCGGGCATAACTTTTACATTTACGAATGATGTATTAATTTTATCAGGTAGTAATAGTGGTTCTGATTCAAATCAGACAGCCGCGTCTTCCTCGGTGTTATTTAGCTTTGCTGGTAATGGTTCTATAAGTGGAGGTGATGTTACAAAAGCTTTAGAGGGTGGTACAGCGGCTAATGTAAGTACAACCACACAATTTGGTTCAACAGGTTTTTCTAATGTTGTTTTTGAAAATGGTAACAATGAGCTAGGTGGTGGTGGAGTTCCATATGAAGCTTCTCAATCATTTACGCAAAAAAGTGAAGACGTTAGAATGGATGTAACTAACATCGTTCAAGCTTGGTTGAGTCAATCGATAGATAATGAGGGTTTTTTAATCAAGAGAACAGGTAACGTTGGAAATAGTGATAAGTTTTCAGATGAAAACAACACTCAAGATTTAGGAAATTTTTCTTTCTTTTCATCAGATACACACACAAAATATCCACCAACATTGGAGGTGGTTTGGGATGATTCTAAATGGAGACCAGGAACTTTAGAACAATTGAGTTCAACGGAGCTAGAGGACACGGTCATCTACATGAAAGGTCTTAGACCAGAATATAAAGAAAAATCTAAAGCTAGATTTAGAGTCGTTGGAAGAGCTAGATACCCAGAGACAACTTTCAGTACAACACCAGCCAATCTAACGGTCAAAGTTTTACCACCGAGTTCATCATTCTATTCAATATTAGATGCTGAAACTGATGACGTGATTGTTCCTTTTGGTAGTGGTTCAAAATTAAGTTGTGATTCAAACGGTAACTTTTTTAATCTAGACCTTAATGGTTTTCAACCTGAAAGATATTACAAAATAGAATATAGAATTCAAAGTGGTAGTAAAACCGATGAGGAATTGGATTTATATTATGATGAGGGATTTACATTTAAGGTATCATTATAATGCCATACACAACCGAAGAAAGAAATCAACTAACAACTTATAAGGCTTTCGTATCCAATCTACGTGATGATTACGTTCGTAAAATCAAGGAATCCGTGCCTAATAATTTCAGAGATGAAGAAAATGTCTTACAATCATTTGAGGATATTGATACAGGTGAGGGATTAGAGAGAACTGATTTAAAGAAAAATATCTATCAAGATATATTGAGCGAAATAAACGACGCATCAACCGATGATTTTTTTGATAATATCAATTTATCACAAACAACTTTACAGGCTGACAAACAAAAAAAATATGTTAAGTCAGAGTTATTAGAAAATACGATTAATTCCCAATTTAATGAATTATTTACAGTAGAGGATTCCGAGTTACCACCACCTATTGAAGAGGAAAGGGATGATAGAGGAGATTTAATCAATCCAAGACTTGAAGTCAATGAGGGTGACATAATATCATTCACGACAGAACAATCAATAAGAATATGGAGAATCGAAAACGGTAAAAAAAGAGAATTCATTACCACCAATGATTTTTATAGTAGTAGATTTTATTTACAACAAGTGAAAGAAATCCCAAAAGATTTATTAGACCAAATAGATACTGGTAATTTAATTGTGCTTGAAACACAAGCCGATTTCATAGAGGAAGAGGTATTACCAAGAGACTTTATCGCTGCTCCATACACGACCTTAGATGACCAAGGATACGGAGGTAGTTTATAATGTCAAGATTAAATGAAAGAGACGAAAGTTTATTACTATCAGGTAAAAATATAGATTTTCAATCAACTGAATATTCGTACCTTAACGGGGAGTTTGGTAAAGACGCTAGCGATTATGTTGAAATTTTAATTCACGATGAGGAAGAAAATTTCTTAGAAAGTGGTGTGGTAGACCCGGTAGATTATAACGTAGAGGTCACTGGTGTTAGATTAAATACTGGCACAATATTAAGAAAGTTTGGATATGATAGAGGTCGTTTTGTAGTTAAGTATAATTTTTTTAGAAAAATAGCTGGTTCTTTTGAAAACTTAATTATTGATGAGGATGATTTAGTTTTAGAACCTGATACAGAACTAGTTGTTGATGAATCCACAGGTAAGATTACGTCAGGAGATACTGGTGGTGAGGTATTTGTAAAAGAAAATAAATATAAAATACATGAGATATCCCCATCACGCACTGAATTAAGATTGATAACGCAAAACATTCGGGATAGAAAATATATATCCGAGTTTTTTAATCTACAGCGTAATAAGAAGCTCATAAGTTCAAATATCGAGGGATTTGAACCATTAGGTAATGTGGAGTTTTTTGTCGATGATAATTCCGATGTGGGTAAAGAGGATAGTAATAAAATAAAATTACCGATACCAGCCACACAAAACATGGTTGGTGGTTATTTCTATATAAATGATGTTTACAATACAGACATTACAAAAGAACCCCCACCTCAAGATACGGGTGTTAATCAATCTAAAGCTGATTACCAAGGTAGTTAAAAATGATTTGGGAATATGGTAATTATAAATTTGATTGTAATTTGAGACCACCAACATGGAGTAGATTTCATGCTTGGAAAAAAGATTTTTTTAATTTAGAAAATAGTCATAAATATGATGTGTGGTTGACTGGTGGTTTTTTGGAAGATTGGAAAACGTTGGACGTTGATATAGTTTTAACAGGTAAAGTTAATTATGAAGAACTACAAGAATTGATGATAAAGGGTATTTCCATTGGTATAGAAAAATACAATATGTTTGTTGATATACAACATAGTGATAAAAAACCAGAATTAGATGGTCTTAAGGTGCAAAAAATAGTATCCGCAAATAAAATAGTACAAGATGGTCGATTAATTACCGATTGGACTGATGGTGAGAAAATAATAGATAATCTTTATCGTAGATTCACGGAATATCCAAAAGAAAAACAATTAAATAGAAATTATAAAAATAAACCGATTTTGATTAAAGGTGAGAGTTAATGTCACAAACTTATAACATAAATAACATAATAAGTAAAAGTGGAATTGTTCAAGACAACAACGATAAATACATAGCTTACTCAGACCAATCAATTGATTTATCTTATGATGCTACAAACGCAGAGCAAGGTTTTGGTTTAAGCGATGGTGATATCGTACAAATTAAGTGGTTCTTTGAAAAAAATAACCAACGTGTGAGATTAAACGATGGTGATTACAATGATAAAGATGGACAAAAAATTGGTGTCATTGAAGACAATGAAATAATACTTAACGCCAATAAGTTTTCATTAAACCCCCTTACTTTAAAAGATGTTTTTACTAATTCAGTAAATGAACTTGGCGATATAAAAATTGAAGTTCTGGCAAATGTCGTAATTGACCGAGAATTAAATAATTTTTCAAATCCAGCTTTTTCGTCCGAGTGGAATATTCAGGTTAAACATCCCTATGATTCTACTAAGGATGATTCCACAACCGAAACATTCAATGCAGACAAATATCAAAGTAGACCATTTTTTGGTCGTATTACAGCTGTTGACGGAGATGTACTAACACTTGATAGGACTTGGAACGAATACATTGATTTTTATGACGCCATACCTGTAAAAGAAAGTTTAGCTTTCAGTGCATTCGATTCATGGGATATTGTGCACAAATTTCAAGATAGTCGTGATTTATCAACATATCTACATTTAGGTGATGACAGAGTTGCGTTAATTACCAACACACGTGAGGATAAACAAACTTTTAAAATATATCCATACGGAACTCTTTTAAAATTATATGAACCTTTACCTGAAGATATTGATGAGAGTAGTAATGTGTATGTTGTCAGAGAGCTTCTACCACAAAAGACTGAGGTTGTTGATTTAATTCCTTATGAACAAGAAGAAGAAGATTTACTTGTTTTAAGACAACCCGACCTTGATAATATAGATTCACCGATTACCAACAGGTCAACAGATTTTAAAACTTATAGTGATTTGATTACCAGTGATTCAAAACTACAACAAAAAATAATAAATAAATATCTGAGTGGTAGTCAAAAACCAGTTGAGTTAAATATTGATTACAGTAATTATGAGAATTTCGTAAATTTTAGTTCTGCTAAAAAACGTTTAGAAAATTTCAAATATAAGTTACAACAAATAGAAAGTTTTACAGCAGAAAGTTCATCTTTTGCAGCATTAAATGATGGAGCTACCGAAGCCTTAGCGTTTGAACAAAAAATACAAAATGAAATAAATAATTTTGATGGTTATGAAAGTTACCTTTATAATGTAAGTTCTTCTTACGTGTCAAGTTCAATCGGTGTATTCAATAACGCGTCTGTACCAAAAACAGGAAGTGGAACTTATGCTGACCCTTTTGTACCAGTAAGTTCGTCTAACTCCCAGTTTACGGATTGGTTTGGTTCCGTTGCCGGTAGGACGGGTCAAGTTCATAGTGCATCACTTTATGATATTGATAATCCAAATCGATTAGTGAATTTATTGCCACAATTTGTTCGAGAAGATGTAGAAAATAAACAATTTTTAGATTTCATGGATATGGTCGGTCAACAATTCGACGAATTATATGTATATATCACTGCCATGGCTAAAATTACAGATAGACAAAATGATATTAGTGAGGGTTTTTCACCAGATTTAATTTTTAACCTATCAAAGGCTTTAGGTTTTGATGTACAAGATGGTAAAGACTTGTTAGATTTAAGTAGGGTCGGTTTTGGTCAAAAAGCTAGTGGTAGTGCTTTTGAATTATATACGTCAGGCTCAATTGACTCACCTGGTGAAGCAGATATATCTAGAGAAATAACAAAACGTATTATCTCAAGTATGCCTTATTTGATAAAAACAAAAGGCACTATCAACTCGTTAAAAGGTTTAATGAATTGTTATGGTATACCAAGCTCTATTCTACGAGTAAGAGAATACGGTGGACTACAAAAAAACAATCACAAAGCACAATTTGAAATAGCTAGAAAATTTACAAAAGCTCTCGGTTTTCAGAAATCACAATACGTTGAAACAACTTGGGTTGATGGTAGCACTGGTAGAAAACCAGAAACCGTTGAGTTAAGATTCAAATCACCGACGACAGGTTCAGACCAAGTATTAGTGCAAAAAGACACGGATTGGGCCATAAAACTAAAAGATAATAACTCGGCTGATAACTTTGGAACCGTTTCATTCATGTTATCAGGTTCCGCAGGATACAAAGAAGTGAGTTCATCTTTGTTACCAATCTACGATGGTGATTTTTATCAAGTCATGTTGAGAAAAACAAAAGTGGACACCGAGTTGTTTCCATTTCCATCTTTCGAAACTGGTTCTCTAGTGAATCCACCTTTTCAACCAGGTACGAATAGTGCAGAAAGAGGTGAGATAGAAATAGTTAGTAGTTCCAATGTTGCTAAAAAAGGTAGTAAAAGTTTAAGACATAGAAATACTTCGATTGACGGAACATCATATACATATTTTTATAGAAATCCTGGGGACGAGTTTCCTACATTTTCATCAGCCATTACTGACGTTAGTCAACACGAAACCTATGTTTTTAGTGCATATGCAAAAGCGTCAGGTAGCACAGTTGATTCATTAGGTTCATTAACGTTATTTGAGTTAGATTCAAATGAGAACGTTGTAAATTGGGATGAAGAGTTTGAATTCTCAACAAATGAAGGTGGTATTAAATCATCTCAACGCGTCGGATTAAATGAAACTGAGTGGAAACAAATACAAGTCAAAAAAACTATGAAGTTTCCAAATACAGCTAAATTAGGATTACGATTTGAAAACAATAAACCTAGTTCAACAATATTTTGGGATGACGTTTCTCTTAGAAAAGTACCCAACAATACGGACACAATAACAGATGCGTTTAGTTATGATTTATTCGTTAAAAAATATGAGGCTGGTCTAGACAGAATATTATTATCATCAAAAGCTAGTTTGGTAATATCAAGTTCAGCTTCCCAATCATACAACGCCAATTGGACTGGTAGTGGTAATCTTTTCATCGGTGGTAATGACACAACCCCTTTTAGTGCTAATAAATTATCAGGTTCCTTGATGGAATTCAGATTGTGGACTGAACCACTCGAGGAAGAGTTTTTTGATGTTCACGTTTCAAATCCAAAATCGTATATTGGTAACACCGTATCTTCATCTTACACAAATTTAGCCAGAAGGTTCTCATTTGATGATGATACTTCACTTTCGGAGGGCACAGGTTTATTAGACACAAGACCAAATCAAAACTCAACACAATCAGGTAGTGCTAGAGGCTTTGATGGTAGTAATTTTTTCCAACCGATTATAGATAAAACAAAAACAATCGTACCAAATCAAGGCCCTAATCGTAGAATGGCCACTAAGATAAGAATTGAAAATAACGCTCTTAGCGGTAGTGGTGCAGTACTAGAGAGAAATAAACGTTTTGACCAAAGTTCAAATGATTTTGCTCCAATTGATTCTGCCAAACTAGGTGTTTACTTTTCACCTGTAGACGTGATAAATGAAGATATCGTCTCATCTTTTGCTAATCTAGATTTTAATAAATACCTTGGTGACCCACGTGATAATTTTTCAGAAAAATATCGAGAGTTATCAGATATATCGACAGAGTATTTTAAGAAGTATACAGGTAGAAATAGTTTTTGGGATTACATGCATCTTATAAAATTTTATGACCAATCTATATTCAAACAAATAAGAAAATTAATACCAGCAAGAGCCAAAGCACATTTAGGTACTTTGATTGAGGGTAATTTATTTGAGAGACCAAAATCACCAGTACAAAGAAATCACCCATCATTTACACAACCATCTTTTGAAGACACGATTAATGTTGGAATTGGTGAACAAGAAAATGAAACAAGTAGGTCAATTGTAATAGTTGAAAGTGAATATCCTAATTATGAGGCCACCGTAGATACAAATGATAGATTCTTCACACCATCTTTGTATAGATTTACAACAAATGATAATTACGAAGATAGAAATCTTTATATTTCTGGTTCAGCCAAAAGAGGTGGACCAGATAAAGTGTTTAGTGAAGCCACTGGTGCTATTGTCTTGAATAGCAGATTATCAACAACCAATCAAGAGTTCAAGTTTTTCTATACGAGTTCATTTCATTATGACCAAAGTGCTAGAATACTGACAGATAATTATTTGAATCTTTATTCATCTCGTTCTCTCGTTGAATCAGATTTAGACCCAGGATATCAAGATATATTAGCATTAAATAGAACAATCTATGAAGGTGTGAAAAATACAAAAGAGACCACAATTGATGGAGATTTACCAGTTATTGTCAGAACAAGTGCACCTACCGTAGCCACACCAGTAGATTTTGGAATATCTAACTTAGAGATTGACGAGGAAAATTAATGGACAAAAACTTACATTATAGATATTTATTTTTAGAAAAGTTATATCTTAAATTACAAGGAAAATTTTAGTAATGGGATTATTTAACGGTACAAATTTGAGTGTTGAAGCCATACTAACCACGAGAGGTAGAGAATTACTATCAAAAGACGGTGGTAAATTAGAGATTACAAAATTTGCTTTGAGTGATGAAGATATAGATTACACATTATTTGACGACACACATCCAAATGGCACTGTATCTTTCGGTAAAGTGTTAGAAAGTGTAATTCCCTTAGAAGCTACACCAGCGGCAGAGACTTTTAAAAGTTATCTAGTTCCTGATGAACTTAGTTTCGAGGATAAAAAATTGAGGATTCCTAACGATACAGATTTGGAATCAGCTACTGAATTAAAAATTATACCCACCACGACGGTCAAGGGTGATACTCTAAGTGAGAAATATTTATTCACAATACAGAATACAAATGTTTTGAATTTTGTAAACGATGATAAAAATAAAACTAATAACTTTACTGGTGAAGAAGCAACGGTAATCTCAAGTAGAATAAATCCAGGAGCTACAACACTAGTCAAGATAAGTGGTATAGACTCTAAACTAACCGAGGTAATGGTCATCAATGTTCTTGCCGATAACACGACAAGTAAAACAAGTCCATTCGATGGTAAGGTGAAAGTAACAAATAGTATATCATAATAAATGAGGCAAAAATATGGGATTTTTAGATAACACTACCGTTACGGTAGATGCAATTTTAACCAAAACTGGTCGTAAAAGAATATCAGATGGTTCTTTCAAAATCAGTAAATTCGCGTTAAGTGATGAAGAAGTTGATTATACTCTTTATGACGTAACACATCCTAATGGTACAGACGCTTTTGGAACGGTGATTGAAAATATGAATTTATTCGAGGCTTTAGCTAACAGAACTGGTTTCAATAGTCACCTAGTTCAAGATTCTATAGCTGGTGCTAAAATTAAAATACCTCAAACTACTTTTACAAATGTTGACGCTGGTACTTCTATAGTGATTAAGCCTTCCACGGAGGGAGCTACTGATACAAATTATTCTTTTGTAGTTGAAAATAGTGCAATCGCTAGATTTAGAGACCCAAGTGGTGAAGAGGGTAGGTTCTTAAAAACAGTTGCATCAGCACCAGAAGCCACTTTAATAACCCAACAATTTGCATCACCTGACCCGTCAGCTACAACTAATGTAAGAGTACAGGGTTTAGACACTGGTTTAGTTAGTATAGTTAGTGTAAACGTAAAGGTCACACCTACCTCAAAAAGAGATGCACTAGACCCAAAAGAAAAATTAAATAGATAGGAGCAATATAAATGTTTTTTAAATCATTAGACCAAGACCTCGATGTTGTTGAAGACGTTGGTGTCGTAACCTCTGGAATATTTCAGGATGGTGCATCAAATATAACAACATTTCACACATCTTCCACGCAATATACGAATACTGGTGATTATAGTGTTGATGTCTATCGATTCAACCCCGGAACCAATGCGTCTGCATCAGTGCAGTTTGGTGTAGCCTACGGACACGCTGATGGTAGTGGTTCATTAGGTACAAAAGGTGCTACGGGAGATAGAACTACAGCCGCTGTCTTTGGACAAGTCAACAATTTAATTAATCCACCACAAACAACTAGATTTACTTTTGGTCCTGTTGCAAACGTAAAAGACATTTATGCTTTAAGCTTCAACCGTGCAAGAGTTCGAGAAGAAGTTGAACCAGGTGGATGGGAGATACACATTACAAGTGGTACAGGTAAAACTGTAAGATTAATTGATGATTCATCAACACTCGAGGGTGGTAATAGTAGTTTAAAAAACTTCTCACCAGAATACAATATAGTTAGTGGTACTTTAATCGGTGGTACGTCAATTTATCAAGCGGCTGCATCTGAGAATAGTACATTAGGTTCTTTTGGTTTATTCTATCCTACACTTGGTTTATTAGTGTTTAATCCACAAAGATTTACTAGTGGTAGTATAGCGTTAGTGACAAAAAGTGGTTCAAATTCTGATGATAGAAACGCCTTAACATTCGCAGAAGCTATAAAGAGTGGTGAATACTTTCAAGCTAAAAGACAAGAAGAAATAACATCTCGTCACTTTTTTGTTAGAGCTACTGCCAAAGAATTTAACGCAACCACTAACGAATCATTCTATACCGAGTCAGTCTCTGGTATCAAACAAATCATACCTGGTCTTAGAACAGACCCTAGAACTTACATTACATCAGTAGGTATGTATAATGATGATAACGAATTGTTAGCCATTGCAAAATTAAGTCAACCAATTATCAAATCTATATCAAGAGAAGCCTTAATTAAAGTAAAACTTGACTTCTAAGGGGCTAGATAATGTCATTTAGAAAAAACATTGACCCAGAAAATGTTTTAATATCCTCATTTGAAGTGAATAAAACTTTTACTTTTAATGATACGGATAGTGGAAGTGGTTTTTTTTCTGTCCCACTAATTAAAGGTTCAGATTCAAATCTTAGTGATTTTCAGATAGGAACAGCTGCCTCATCCACGTTTTCAGGTAGCACCTATTTTCATGTTCCGACTTATCAACAAATAAATAATCTTTATTATAAAGACATAAGAAACATGCGTGGGTACATCGATTTAATCAGAGGTGTTCCTACAAGTTCAAATGGTGTTGTGACATATCCCGCTGAAAGACCTTTATTTGATACTAAAAGAGAGTTGAAAAGACCATTCACGCGACAATTACACGACACAGCTACATTAATATCAGTTCCACAAAGGTTCTACGGCGAAGCTATACAACCAGGTTCAATAACGTTAACGGATGATAGCACTAATCAAACATTTATTTTAAAAGATGACAGTTACGGAAATATTTATGATACAGCTCATTCGGCTAGTTATGCTAGTAGAGTGCCAACCGCCACGTATAGTGGTAGTGTAGTTGGAAATGTGTTCTATAATGATGGTATCATTGTTATTACAGATACTGGTTCTTATTCAAGTGTAGCTACTGATAATGGTAGTGATGGATTTACTTTAAAATTTAATTCAACACAGACCATATATGAAAGAGAGTATGTGTGTGTTGTTGGAGAAAACGAATTACAACACACCACCAACAAGAGTTTAAAGGTTGGTAGGAGTGGTAGTTTTACAATGGGGACTTTTGTCTCTTCATCTCTTAGAGGCACTAGACACGATGGGTGGCCATATTTTATTACAGGTTACTCTACAAGTTCAATGAACGTAAACGGTTATAATATGGGTACTGAGTTAATTGGTGAGGCAACCCACTCACATTTTGCTACTTACATTACAGAGATTGGTTTATACAATGATAGTAATGAACTTTTAGCTGTCGGTAAATTAGCAAAACCTATCAAAAATGATAAGGAATTAGCACTCACATTTGTAGTGAGATTCGACACAAATTAAAACCAAGCCTTAAATTTTTCACCATATATATGATATTTATATACTGAAATAAAGTCTATATCCTTTTTTATCTAAAAGGTTACTTGTTAATTAACATATTGGGGAGATTTACATTGCGTAAATTTTTATTGAGCCTATTATTGGTTACGAGTTTTGCATATTCTCAAACACCAATAATTAGACTTTTACAATCAAGACAATACAAGACACCTAAGTTTTGGTGGAGAGACCAAGTTACTCAAGACTTGAGGACATACTTGGCCGATGACACGTCAACTCCTGCCTACAAGAATAATAACTTTGATGCTTGGAGAGACTCGGTCATGACTGTGGCCGTCACCCTTGATGACAATGGAGCTAGTGTAACTGCATTTCGTTTAGATTTAGTATTTGACAATGACCTATTTACTTGGACTCATGATTCAACACACGTGGAAAAAGGTGCTTATATTAATAGTTGGACTGAGGGTGATAACGCTGAAAATGGTCATCACTATTCTTATGAGGTTGTTCACTATCCAAATGTCGGATACACCGATGGGATAGCTAGTAACGGTAATGAAAAATCAGCTAGTGATAATAGATACGATTGGTTAAGAATCACAATGGTATCCCACAATGGTGGTACACACACGTTTGGTAATGGTGACGGAAACCAAACCGAACTTTTGAAACTACACTTCAAGGTTGATGATGTGGCTGATAATTTTAATCCAAGAAGTTTTAGGGTAGCGACCGAGTATGAAAATAACACTGGGTATTACACGTACATTACAAATGGTAACTACGCATCAGCATACAAAGTTTACGTTGATGGTAACTACGGAACTGAATCAACTAACTTGGATGGAGCAAGAGGAGATATAACATTACACCCAAAACTATTAGACGTTGAGGGATACTTTAGATATGCTGGTGGACATAGTAGAGCGGCTGGTGAATCGTGGAACACAAGACCAGAGAATACATATCCGTATTGGAAGATTAAGTTTGAATTAGATAGAAACGAAGCAAACTTCAATCCTCGTATTACTAACTGGTATAACTTGGAGGATATAGCTAATGATGCTAATACTGCTGACGAGGATGGTAGTGATGATGTTATCGGTGACCATTCCTCTACATTTAGATTTAATAAAAAGGCTCTCAATGGTAATACAGCGTCAACTGGTGATGCAACTTTACCTGGTGAGGGATTTTTAGGTATATCATATTACGATTCAACTTATACCGATGATAAAGGATATTATAATATTCAACTACCGAGAAACAATAGATATCGTATATCGTTTTGGCCACCAGATGGGTCTGATGGAATACCTGGTCATACAATTCTTGAGTTGGATAGAGACGATATCACAACCGTAGCTGATGCTATTAAATCGTTTAACTTCCAATCAAGTAAACATAAAAATTTTAATTCAGGTGGTACACGTATAGATACATTGACTGCTATTGAATACTTGATAGCTGATGTTGACGGTGATGATAAGTTTTTCTTAAATGATACCTACATATTATGGTCGTACGTCTCAGGTATTATGAACAACTATACACACCACAATGGTAACTCTTATGAAGATTGGTCTACTATTGATAACTTCAATGGTAACAACACAAGTTACACATATTATCAAACAGTCAATGGTCAGTCAAGACCACAGAAATATGAGTTCACGGTTTATTGGGATGAGACCACAATAGCAGAAAAGTCAAGACTTGACAGAACAAATGAGAATCCAGCTTACTTTGTAAACAATAGTGCTGGTTGGGTAGATAGTTTAAAAGCTCCAATGACCGTAACGAAAGCTCTTGTAGATGCTCAAAAAGCACTAGACTTTGATGGTAACTTTGCAGGTCAGATAGAAATTATAAATCCGTTGATGAATGATGCTCAAACAGGTTTGGACACACTACATTTAATTTTAGGTGCTGGTTATTCTGAGTGGCACAAAGATAGGTTACATGAGAGAAATAATCAAAAGGGAAATCCCGATTATTTGATGCCTGACATTGGATATTATTTTACTGGTGATGTAAACACCACAGGTACAAAAGTATCGGAGAGTGGTGGTGACGGATATCAAGATGATATAGCATCCAATATTATGTATCACAGGTGGAAAGGTGTTAGTGCTCCAGGCCACCATGTAAATAAATTTAATCCTGAGTTTGGTTCAATGAATAAAGTTCAAATAAATGAAAGTGTTGAGCCTGACGTATATTTATCTTTACCAGCCGATTCAACTGTAAGAGTACAATCTGGTAATCAGATAGAGGTTCCTTTGACGATTATACCTGATGATAGTATTATAGTCGCTGGGTTTGAGTTTGAAGTGGAGTTTGATACTAGAGCGTTAAAATTTATTGATATGAAAACCGATGTCCTACCAGGCCCTTGGATGACCTATGTAAATGTACATGAACCAATAGGTGGTTGGCAAAAAGTTTCTTTTGGTGGTATTGATTATTCACCAAACAACGCACCAGAAACTTATCATATAACAAAAGAAATGATTGGTTTAAAACTTTTATTTGAAGCAGAGTTTCCTGAAGCCGAAGAACTATACACCGCACCAATTAAGTTTATTGGTAAAAGTGCAGCTTCGACACCCAACGGAGAGGACTTGGTTGTACATAAGAGTGATGGTTTTGTAGAGGTATGGAACAAGTATTGGGCTTTTGGTGGTTCTAAACCTGATACTGAAAACATAACGTACAATTATCCTAATCCTTTTAAAGATAATACAGTATTTCAATTTTACTTAAGTGAGTCCCAAAATGTTAAATTATATATTTTAAATTCAATGGGACAAAGAGTCGGAACTTTATTAAACGAACACGTACTTGAAGGATTACATACTTTTGATTTTACAAATCAACCTAGTATCTGGATACCTGAGATGAGTGTTTATGAAAAACACCAAAAATTAGAGCCTGGTGTTTATATTTTTGTATTACAGACAGACAAAAAAATTAAGGCTAATAAGTTTACGGTAATAAAATAATGGGTGAATGGCAATTCTTTTTAGCACTAGGTGTAATGTTACCAGCATTGTATTGGACATTGAAGTTCATTGTATGGTTTGCTGATAAAGTAGAAAGAAAAAAATGAAAAAAATATTTTTAACATTATTACTTTTTAGTAATATATTCGCACAAGCAAATAGATTATTGATGCTATCACCATCAGCTCACACGAGTTCGATTGGTAATGTGATGTTACCCATGATGAGTCCAGCTAGAAATCATCTTGACCCAGATAAAATTAGTTTTAGTAGGGTAAATTGGTTAGGTAATATCGTTGGTGACATGAACTATATGCATATAAATTTAGCTAAAGGTTCATTTGATTTCAATACTTTGATATTTAATTATGGGGAGCAGTTAGAGACTGACATAAGTGGTGTAGTGACTGGTAAGTTTTCACCAATGAGCTCTATATGGGGTGTTAGTTGGGGTGGTAATATAAAAGGATATAATGTTGGTGTAACTGCTAAAGTAATACAACATGATTTATATGTGCAAAAAACATTCGGCACAGCTTTCGACGTAGCTACTTATCTACCAAAAGTATATAAAGATTTAGATGTGGATATAGCTATAAGGAACTTTGGTGTTGCACCAACCTTTGGTAATTTTAAAACTAAACTACCAACTAGTTTAAATGTTGCTTTAACATATCCGTATAAACAATGGATGTTTTATGAACAACATAACGTCATGAAGCAACACATGACATCTGGTTTTGGAGTATCATATAAATATGAAGTAAAAGACCAAGGTATAATATTCGGTAAAGTTGGATATTTCATTGATGAGATGCATAATCTCACATATCCAACGTTCGGATTAGATTTAAAATATGATAGGTATTTTATAGGCATGAGTTATATTTATGGAGACGAGACGTTACCTGTTAGTAACACTTTTAGATTAACGATAAACTTGGAGATATAAGATGAGAGATTGTGAATGTATGTGTTGTGGTGATGGTTGTATTTGTGATAGCTGTTGTTAAGGAGAAATAAAATGGCAAAGAAAAACGTAGTCGATGCAGAAGCTGCAGTCGAGGAAATAAAAAATAAAAAGTTTGGATTATCAATTCAAAATATTATAGCACTTGTTACCGTGTTATCAACTGGTATAGCAGGTTGGTATAGTTTTACAGGTCGTATTGATGGTTTAGAAGAAATTGTCACGGGTTTTGCAGAAGCTAGTGATATAGAGTTGGTGACAACTAAACTTGATAAGTATGATGAAGACTTTAAATATCTTCGTGAGAAAGTTGATGGTATGAAAGCACCTAAAATAAAATCTTACGATGGAGATATTATTAAATTAAAAAATGAAATCAATAAATTAAAAGGTGAAATCGCTAGATTGGAAAAATTATTAAAAGACCCTTTATCTGATTTCAGATAGGAGATAAAATGAAAAAAGAAATAAAGTTTTGGTTATCAGTAGGTATCATTTTAGCATTATCCATAGGTTCTCAATTACTAGGTCAAGATGTGTATGATGCTCCTGAAGAAGTTGATAAAGCTATTTCAAGACAAGAGCTACGAGATAAAAGAGCTGATAGAGAAATTATTAGACAAGAGTTGGTAAGAAACCAAATGATAGTTAATCAAGAGTTAAAACGATTTGAAGAACGTCATAAAAAGTTACATAAAAAAGATAAAAGTTTATCAAACTCAAGATTAGTGATTTCGTATTTTCTTATTGGAGCGGCTGGTTACTATTTGGGTTACTTAGCTAGTAAAGAAGATATGAAAAAAGGAAAAAAAGCTAGGATGATGTATGGTAAAAAATTAAAAGATGATGGGAAAAAAATATGATTAAATTATTACCTTTACTATTAGTATTTTTCGGTTGTGCCGCTTCGGTATCAACTGAACAATACGTTGGTGAATATGAGAAACAAAAATCATTAGATGAAGTTGAAGTAACTAAAGTAGATGGATTAAAACTTTATGACTTGAAGTTTAACAAAGAGTTAGAAGAAAGATATCCTGAACTTGCAGAGAAACGAGTTTCTATGGGTTTGGTTCAAGAACTTCAAAACGTAATATCTTATATCGGTAGATTTAACTTAGTTGAAGCTGAAAGAGATATGCAGTTGTTGATTATGAATGACTTGAAAGCTAATAAAGCTAAGATTACAAAAGCAAAATATTCAGCTAGTGTAAGTATCTATGACTTTGGTGTAAATCTAAAAGAAGAAATCAAAGCAGGTAAAGTAGAAACAATCAACGAAACATTTGTTGGTATACAAGTAAAACTTATCAACAATGAAAATACACAATATGTTGTAGGTAGTGGAAGAGGTACTGCTTCAACCATAGGTAAAGGATTCTTGATGAATCCAAATATGGCTTGGAATCAGAGTTCACTTAGTTCCGCATCAAATAAAGCTATGGAGACAGCCGTAGTCAATGTTATAAAAGCTATTGACAGACGAGGTTGGTAATATGAATGAGGCAGAGGTTATTAAGTTTTTTATTTCTACTGAGTAGTATCTCTGCCCAATCATTCTTTTATAGTTATATAGACCCTTGTGAACAAACTACTGTAAGAACATCTACAATATTACAGAATGGTGTTCAAGGGTTTCAAGTCACGTACTACAATCGTACAAAATTCTTTACATTAGAACAAGTAATAAGTGGTGAGTTAGAACAATGGACTCAAGACGTATATAGAGATTTTGAGAACTTGTTTCCTTGTGCCGTTAGAGTTGCAGAGGAAGTTTTATCATCAGTTATAGCTGATAACGTTACAGAACAATTTACCAAAAGTGATATCAGTAATGACCCAACTCAAGTAAACTATGCAATACGCTCTACACAAAGTTCTGATAGGTGGGTGACTCAATTCAATAGTGTTTATACTGCCACATCCTTTGATGGTAACAGTAGGCATGATGGTAATTTTAATTTTACTGATGACTTTAGGAAGACCTCAATTACTTACGGAAGAGGTTTTAGATGGAAAGCTAAAAAACAAAATGTTCAATTATCAGTAAGTGGTTTGACTTATCAGACATTTGAGGGTTGGGATTGGTTATTATCTAGCTCAGTTGCTAAATCATTACAAAAGAAAAACTCAGAAGCTGCGGTGTTAACAGCTAGTTACGGTAGTGTTAGTGGTGTCGGATTCGGAAATATAACGGGTTTATACGCGATGAGGTATCCAGCTGAATTTAGTTTTGGTAGAGTTACTTTTTCCAATTATATTGCGTACACATTATTGCGTTATTATGAAGGGAATATTGATGGTGGTAGATATTTATTTCTACGAAGTCCTATAATCTTCTTTCCAACTGTATCGTTTGATTGGAAAGTTGGAACAGCTTTTACGTTTAATGTTGGTATATCAATGGGATATAACACGGTTGTGAATGATTATGGAGAACGTAATAAAACATTATCCATTTTATTTGGAACTTACTTTTAGGAGAAATTAATGAAAAAATTATTCTTGACTTTTACATTATTTGGTTGTATATTAGGACAAGAGCTTCCACAACCAGCACTGATTGGTGTGGATTTAAAAAAACCCACTTTAAAAATAAGTAAGATTGTTGTGGATAAAAACACAGGTATTGTAGACAAAAGAATCACGATGGGTCTCCCAGAATTATTAGAGGAAGCTTTTCAAAACAGTAAATATGTTTTAGTCGATAGTGATAACGCAGATTTCGTAGCATCATCAGAACTAATATGGTATGGACGACCAGATGAGGCATTTAGTATTATTGGGTTGTTTAATCGTCGTAAATCCGAGACTGAGATAAGATTAAATGTAATCATTACAGAGGTCGCAACTCAAAAGAAGATTGTCAGTAGGGGAATAGGTACTATTCAAACAGACATCGCTTCGGCTGGTTTACAAATTGAAGAGAACATTCCTTTTAACAGAAGTGAATTGGGTGGTGCTGTCAGAAAAGCAATCGATGAGGCAACTAAACAACTAAAATGATTAAACTTAAAGATTTATTAACAGAAATTGGCAAAGATGGTACGGTTTGGATAGGTAACGAAACTTATCCAGCTCATACCCAAACTGCTTTAAATTGGATGAGACGACAATACATACCCCTCACACCAAAGGTGGTTGAAAAGATTGTGGGTAAAAAAATACCTGTTAAGAGTTTTCACATCACAGGACCTGAAAGTTTACATAGAATGAAAAATGTGTTGAATAGTAAAAAATCACTATCAACATTTACGATGACAAATAAAGACGAGAAGCTAGCAAAGGGTGGTGGTATACAAACCAAAGGTGGTATAATATTTTATATAGAGGGAAATCTATTAGCACAAAAAACGATTGATTTTGATACCGTGCCTGATAAAACTGGTCGTAGATGGGTTGATTCATTTAATATATTTGGTGATAGACAGACCTGGCCTGCTATGGTCAAAAAAGCTAAACTTGGTTGGGAAAAGATAGAAAAAGAAATGGACAAGATTGGAAAAAAATATTACGATAGATGGATGTTACCAGGTGATGACCCTAATAATCTTTCATATGAGGAGTACAAAGAGTTAGCCAAAAAAGAACAAGGCCCTCTCATAGCAAAAATGATAAAAGATTATATTGATTTAGCAAATAAAGCGTTAAAAACAAATAAGAAAAAATTTATCAATAGTTTGATAACACCACCTTATAAAGGGAGCACGGGTTGGTGGAATGAGATATTAGTTTATAATGTGAACATTGTTGATATGTTTGTATTGAAAAGGGTTTTACCAACAAGTGGGCCTGGTGACCCAGCTACTTATGAGGCAAGAAAGACCATGGAAGAACTTGAAAAACTAGCTTCAGCCGCAACTGGTAATGACCCAATCACAGTAGGAACACCGGCACAATACAGAAAATGGTTTGCAAAAAGAGGAGGTAAGATTGTATCATCGTGATAAAACACTTGAAACAAAATAACATTGGATATTGGTCACATTGGTGGAGAGCTATGAAATGTGGATTAGCTCTTATTATACACGCTTGGTTACCCGATGTTTTAACGGATTATGCTAGTAAGGAATTATCTAAATGAAACGAGAAACAATACTGAGTATATTATTAAACGTAACGTTTGTTATGTGTATTTTTGCTGTCAGATATTTTTACGTAAAGAAAGAATATAATTTTTTAAAAAGTGATAGTGAACGACAAGAAACTTTGATAATAGCAAATGAAATAAAGATTGATAGTCTATCATCCATTACAAGAAGATTACAAATAGATAATGACACTCAAGATAAAGAACTAAAAAAATTCTCAACAGATTTATACAAAATAGTTAAATGGAGTAAGGATTACGAGCAAAGAATACAAAATTTAATTGATAGTATCGAGGTGATGAAACTAGATTTAAAAACTTTTGAATCAACCACGATACCATTTTTAAAAGAATTTGGAAACAATGATAATTATATAAAAGTGGTAGGAAGCACTGGATTGAGAATTAAAGATAATAAAGTAGTACAATCTAAGACTATTGCCGATTTTGAAGGAAAACTCGATTTTGGCCCTCCACAAATTGAACAATTGGATAGATATGAGTTTAGAGCTATTTATCCAGATAATCAATTTTTGAATTTGAAAATAAAAGGTGGACAAAGTGAGGTGATTAAATTAAAACCACCTAGAAATCAAATTTCAATAGGGCCGATGTTCGGCGTAACGTACAACCAAGTGACTGGTTTAACAGAGCCCATATGGGGTATTGGTGTCACTTACAACTTAGTAAAACTATGGGATTGGAAGTAAAATGATAAAATTAAAAAAAATAATGAATGAACATTATTGGAATGAGAGAAAGTTTGGTGAGCCATTACCAAAACTAAGATTAGAGCAAGATGAACCAGACCATTTTGGTGGTGGTGAGAACATTGATATCTTAGGTTTCAAAACAGAACACTTTGATATTTGTAAGTCAGCAGTTATACTGTATAATAAACTTATGGAAAAAGACCTTAATGATGAAGCAAAAAAATTAATTGTTGATTCTGCTAAAGATTTAGACCACATATTTGAAATGGAAAAACAAGTCGTTAAAGGTGAAGAGGTAGACCACGACCCAATTGAACACTCAGTTGAATTAACAAATATCATTTCTTTTAAGCTAGGTAGAGTTGCCGAATTAATAAATGATGATTTTGAAAGAGACACTAATTTTATAAAAATGCACGTCATGGAAATTATTAAGAGAAAGTAATGGCAGGTGATTGTTACTCGGCTAATGGTAGACAAATCATTGATATGGATGATTCAGCTAGATTAGTACACGGTGTTGGTATTCTACCAAGAGATGGTAAACCATTTGGACATTGTTGGGTTGAACATAAAGGTATTTGTATTGATAAAAGTAACGGTAAAAATTTTAAGATACCAAAAAAGAAATACTATGAACTGCTCAAAGCACCTGTAAAGGGATATAGACTTTATAAATACACTCCTGAACAGGTGGGTATAAAAGTATTGAAATTTGAACATTGGGGCCCGTGGGATTTAAAACCACCGAGATAAATTATGAAAACATTTCACGTAGATGAACCGAGAGAAATCGGAAAAAGAAAACAAAGATTATCGTCAAAAGATAAGATTATGGTTAAAAAGGGTATGAGTGAACGATTTGGTATTACTACAGAACAAGCAAAAATTATTAAAGATAATTTATGTGTATTTTGTGGTGTACCAACTAACGAAGATTTACGAAAGTGGTTTGGTAAAGGAGGACAAGGTGGCACGACAAAAGGTGGTTGGGATAGATATTCATCCACAGGTAAAAAATTAGGAAAATGTGGTGGAGGTAAAGAGGGTGAAGCTTACGCCGCTTGTTTATCCGCTTCAAAAGCTAGAAAACTCGGTAAAAAAGGAATCGCGGCGTTCGTCAAAAGAAAAAGAGCTGCACAGAAAAAAGGTGGTGACCCAAAAAAGGGTGGTGAGAGAAAAAAAGGACAAAAAACAATTAAAGTCAAAACAGGAGCATAAAATGGATAAATACAATAAATCCATACAACATCAATGATTTCATCATGCGACTTGGGGGTCTCCTAAGCGAAAAAATGAGGGTGTCGGAAAAGTAGTATGGCACTCATTAAGTGAAAGCGGTAAAGTAGAAATCGTTGACATTAAATTTGGAAACAAATTATATAAAAACGTGAGTGTAAATAGACTTACACCAATTGATGAGGGTTCACACTCACATCCAAGAAAGAAGAAAAAGAAAATGAAAGTTAGTGAAGCAAAACATAGATTAGCAATGTTCTTAGAAAAAAATGTTCCCACTAATCCTAGTAAGTGGTCTTACTACAAGTCACAAGCTAAAAAGAAGTTTGATGTTTATCCCTCAGCTTACGCTAATGCATGGGCAGCTAAAATGTACAAAAAAGCTGGTGGTGGTTGGAAAAAGGGTTAATCATGAACGAGAAACGAGGCACTTGTTGGGTAGGATACAAACAAATAGGAATGAAAAAAAAGAATGGACGTTTAGTGCCTAACTGCGTAAAAGAGGTGGTTGATATATATTGGGAAAATCAAAACGAAAGTTGTGGATACACTTTTGAATTTGAAAAACAACCCATGTCGGAGGCTGAGTATAAGGGTCGTAAGGTAAAACTTAATAAAATTATGCAAGGTGATAAGAAAAAATTCAAGGTTTACGTTAAAAATCAAAAAGGTAACGTCGTTGTTGTACATTTTGGTCAAGGTGGTGATGCTAAAGGCGGAACCATGAGAATTAGAAAATCAAATCCAGCGGCTCGTAAATCATTTAGAGCGAGACACAATTGTGATAACCCAGGCCCAAAGTGGAAAGCTAGATATTGGGCGTGTAGGACTTGGTAATGGCTTTCAAAGATATTTTTAAAGACGAAAATGATTTCAACGAAAAAACAATTATTGGATTCATGTCATTCACTATCATGGGAATGTACAGTGCCGTAGATTTGATAACAGGTTATATGGGATTGGATTTACCTATTAATGATTTTGTATACAATAGTTTCCTATACATTACTTTAGGTTGTTTTGGTATAGCTGGTATTGAAAAGGTAATGGGAGGAAAGTCAGATGCCAAATAAAGATGCGAAAAACAGAAAGAAAAAAAGAGCTTTATTGAATAAGAAATGGGCGTCAGAGGGTAGAACAGCAGTTCAACATAAAAAATGGCTGGTAAAACAAGCTGAAAAAGGAACACAAATACCTATTTATGGCAGAAGATAGTGATAAAGCTAAAACACTTATTAGAAAATAAAGATTCAAAACACGCGGCCGGTATAGCTTATGTTTTTAATAATGAGTTATTATGTGTACAAGATACTCGAGGTAAGTGGGGTATACCTAAAGGTCATAGACACGTTGGAGAAACTCCTGAGGAAGGAGCTTTACGTGAGTTTACTGAAGAGACCTCAATAATATTGAATAAACCAATCAAACTTTCTCATATATCAAAGAAAAAAAATAATGGTGATTTTCATGTCTTTTATTGTAAAGGGGATAAAAAATTTACAGTGCATTTGTCACATGAACACATGAATTCAGGTTATTACGATATAAATAATCTACCAACACCATTTGATAAAAGAGTTGTCAAAGTTATTGAAAAACTTTCAGAGGGTTCTCCAACAATCAACATCAAGGGTTTAAAAGGTGCTACAGGTTTTATAAAACCAGAGGAATGGGAAGCAAAAAAGAAATCATTAAAAAAATCCATAGAAAATACAACAGGTTATCTTTTGTTAGAAAGAGTTGATTTATTAGACACTGCCGAACAACTAGTAAAGCATTACGGTCTAAGGTCGAGAGTGAGATTTACTAGTGGTAGAGATATGGCGGATTATGATTGGGTTAGAGATGTTATAAATTTAAGAAAAAGTTATCCCACCATCAGAGAATTTCTTATCACAGTTTTACATGAAATACGACATGCTCTTGATAGAAAAAAATTAGGTGTAAAAAGATACGAAAAAGAATATATAATAGCGGGTGAGATAGCCGTACAAAAGGGTGGTGATTTTCACGATGACAATAAGTTTGAAGAACGAGCAGAACGTTGGGGTATTCAACAATATAAAAAGTGGAAAAATAAAATTTAATAACAACTTTTACTAAACTAATTATTATAGGTTACTCTTTAAAAACCAAAGAAAAGAAAATATATTTACATGAAATCCCGTTCAGCTAAGAACAAAGGTAAAAGGTTACAAAATAAGGTCAGAGACCTAATCCTCGAAAAATTCAATCAACTTGAACCAGATGATGTTCGTTCAACCACCATGGGTGATAGTGGTGAAGATGTTTTATTATCACCTGCTGCTAGAAGATTATTTCCATTTTCAGTTGAGTGTAAAAACCAAGAAAAATTAAATATTTGGTCATCCCTGGAACAAGCTGAAAATAATAGTGGTACACACACACCTTTACTGATATTTAAAAGAAACAGAACCAAGACATATGCTGTTTTACAATTTGATAAACTACTAGAGCTATTAGATGAACCAAAGTAAAATCGTAAATCTTTTGA